GGGTGCTGGAGTGTGAGGAGCTGCGGAATAACCTGCTGATGACGCGCCTAACCGTAGGCCACAACCTGGGCGGGTGCATCAATAAGCGAGCGCGACTGCTGGCGCAGGTGCAGGACGAGCAGGCGTTTGTGTACGGGCTATCTGTGGAGGACAAGCATATCGTTGAGCAAAGGTATGTGGAGGGGGAGACTGAGGAGAGCATCGCAGCGAGTATGCACCTGGGGAGATCGTCGGTACATAGGCGGCTGGAAGTGGTGTGGGCGAAAATCGGACAGAAATCGGACAGAAATACGACCTAATTCGTGGTAAGGTAGGGATAGAGAATTATGCAAACTCCTAGCGAGCCGTCCACTAAGGGCGGCTTTTTCGCGGCCTATCACATCTGGAGGTGGCCCCATGTATGCAGTAACCCAGCGATGTACGGCGGCACCGGGCCGCGACATTACCCACATGGTGTTCGACCCCGGCGATCCGTGGGTGGACCCGGCTGCGCTAGAGTGTTGGCTAGAAGAGATCGTAGCCAAGCAGCATGAGCTGGACTGGCTGCGGAGTATGCGGGTAGGCAAGCACGCGACGGTTACCGCGGTGCTGCGGTGATGCCTAACAGGCCGAAGCGACCATGCAACCATCCGGGCTGCCGGGAGCTAGTGCAACCGCCGGAGCGATACTGCGCAGGGCATCAGCGAGAGGCACAGCAGCAACGCGCCGACACGCACCGACACTACGACGCGACCCAGCGCAATCAGAGGGCACGAGTCTTCTACAACTCACCGGAGTGGGAAGCAGTACGCAAGGCTGTACTGATGCGAGACCACCACCTCTGCCAGAAGTGCCTGCGAACGGGACGCATCACGCCAGCCGACGCGGTCCACCACATAGAGGAGCTACTGAAAGCCTGGCATCGGCGGTTGGATATGAGCAACCTTGTTTCTATTTGCGAATCCTGTCACAACGCAGAGCGGAGGCGGTAGGGATGACAAAGACCTGCCCGGAGTGCGGGGCTGAGTTCGAGACCAACCGCAACGCCAGAGTATACTGCGGACGCAGATGCAGCAACGCCGTGACAGCCCGCAACCGCGAGAACGGTAAGTTGGACGGGCCTGTGACTACCGTATGGTCATGTGGCGGTGGGGTACAGAGCACAGCCATTGCAGCACTGATAGTATCCGGCAAGTTGTCGAAGCCCGACTACGCTATGATGACCGACTGCGGATATGAGCAGCAGGCAACCATGCAGTATGTGCGCCGTGTGCTGATACCCGAGCTGCAGGCCGTAGGCGTAACGCTGCACATACTCGACACACTCAACTGGAGCAACAACGACATCATAGATAGCACGGGTCACATCACCATACCCGCCTACAAGCGTATGCCAGACGGCAAGTGTGCGAAACTGCGAACACACTGCAACGAGGCCTGGAAGGTCAAACCGCTCAAACGGTGGATACGCAGCCTGGGTATTGAACGGTGCGAAAACTGGATCGGCATATCGACCGATGAAGCGCGGAGGCAACGACCTTCGGCCAAACGGTGGCTCACTCATAGATACCCACTGATTGAGATGGGCATGAGCCGAGAGGACTGCCTATGGTCAGTGTGTTCTCTCGGATGGCCGAAGCCTGCACATAGCTCCTGTGTGTTCTGCCCGCAGCGAGACAGCGCAGGATGGGCGACGATGAAGCGGGAGGCACCGGAGGACTGGCAGAGAGCCATTGCGATGGATGAAGCACTCCGAAAGCACGACCCCGACGTGTATCTACACCGGTCCATGACGCCCCTAGCAGGGGTTTCGTTCAAGGGCGAGGGGTAGGAGGGGGAGGGTCAGAAATCTTGTGTAGGTGGTGCCGAGACCGACACGGAGGTCTCGCTCACGAAATGTCCCGATTATTTTGCAAGGGGGTGTAGTCGATGGGGCGCAAAGCCAACCCGGTAGGGTTGCATGTTATCAAAAAGTCACACATGAGCAATGCCGAGATCGAAGCGCGTAAGATAGCCGAGGCGCGACTACGCCCTGGTAGTGACAGAGTGTCACCTCCTAAATGGCTGAGCAATGAGGCCAAAAAGGAGTTTAGGCGTATCGTTAAGGAGTTTGACACCGTTAATGCCGACCTATTCACCAATGTGGATGTGGACATGCTGGCAGCATACTGTGACGCCTATATCGAGTATCAGCGGTGCACAGAGATCATAGCTCACGAAGGGCTGATGGTGGAGTACACCAACAAGGCGGGTGCTGAAAACACGGTGCCCCATCCCCTGCTGGCGAAGAAGAAGCAGTTGTTCGAGCAGATGAAGGCGTGTGCCTCTGAGTTCGGGCTGACGCCAAGCGCGAGGGCGAAGCTGACACTGCCGAGGGAGCCAGAGAAACCCAAGAGCAAGTTTGAACGGAAGTTTGGAAATGTATGACGATGAATACACGCCATTCCCTGACAATTACCCGCTGAGGCAAGAACTCATACACTACTGCGAAGACGTGTTAAGCGGTCTCATAATCGCCTGCGTGAAGCACAAGTGGGCATGCCAAAGGCTGCTGCGGGACATAGAACGGGAGGGCACAGACGCCTTTCCATACGTCTTTGACGAGCAGAGGGCGCTTGACTACTTTTCGTGGATGCGCCTGTTTCGCCACACTAAAGGCCCGTTGGCTGGCAAGCGAAAAGAGCCGGAGTTGATCGAGAAGTTCATCTTCGGTCAGATCTACGGCTGGGTGCAGCGAGATACAGGATACAGGCGCTTTCGTAAAGCTTATTGGCAGGTGGCGCGTAAAAACGCCAAGTCGCAAGACCTGGCGATAACAGGGCTTTATGAAATGTCAGCTTTCGGCGAGTCGTGCGCCGAGGTTTACATTGCTGCCACCAAAAAAGACCAGACAAAGTATGTCTGGAAAGAAGCCGACTTGATATGGCGACGCTGCCCCGAATTGAAGGGCAAATTCAAGCTTAGTTACGGGGTGCTTTGGCATCTTAAAAGCGATTCGCAGTTTATCCGTATGAGTAAGGACGACCAGACAAAAGGCGACGGCGGCAACCCTAGCTGCGGCATCCTGGACGAATATCACGCTCACGAAACAACGGAGTACTACGACTTGTTGTCTTCGGGTATGAAAACGAGGACGCAGCCCCTGCTCATAATCATCACTACAGCAGGTTTCAACTTGGAGCATCCATGCTATCGTGATGAATACGACTATGTATCCAAGCTGCTAGACCCCGACAACAGTATCGAAAACGAACGGTACTTTGCGCTAGTCAACGAACTGGATAAAGACGATGAGGGCAACCTAGCCGACGACATAAAAGACGAGTCGTGTTGGGCAAAGGCAAACCCGATATTGGTCAAAACCCGAGAGGGTATAGACTCAATCAGAGACGAGCTTACTCTCGCGCTAGACAAGCCGGAGAAGATGCGCGACCTACTCACCAAGACCTTTAACGTCTGGGTGAACCAACGGGAACACGGCTACATGAACATGGCGAAATGGGCAATGTGTCGGGCAACCGATGCTAATCCTTTCCCCGACGTGGCCGGTATGAGCGTGGTTGCCGGTGTGGACCTGTCGAGCACGTTGGACCTTACCAGCGCATCATTCGAGATCCCGCTGCCTGATGGACGCAGCGCTGTGTTGTCGCACTCATTCATACCAGAGGAAACGCTGGCGGCTAAACGCAGGACTGATAAGGTCCCGTATGACCTGTGGGTGAAACAGGGATGGATCACGGCAACACCGGGAGCACAGGTCGATTATCACTACGTGCTGGAGTATATCAGCCAAACGTATGAGAAATACGGCTGGCCGAAGGGCGAAGTGTGTTTCGACCGATACCTGGCAAGCTGGCTAATGGGCGAGTTGGAAGCCCGCGGCTTCGTGCCGGTAGACACACCCCAGGGCATACCTACACTGAGCGAGCCGACGAAAGATTTCCGCGGCAAGGTGTACGACGGCAAGATCATCCACGGCGGCAACCCTGTGCTGACCTGGGCCTTGAGCAACGCTGTAACCCGCGAAAACGCGCAGGGCTGCATCATGTTGGACAAAGGTAAATCGTCGCAGCGGATCGACCCGGCAGCGGCGTTTATGAACGCGCATGTGCGAGCGATGGCAAACGACGCTCCCGTCAATGTGAGTGAGTTCGCCGACGCCGACTTTCTCGACAAACTGTGGGGGTGATGGAGTGAAACGCATCAAAATCCGCATCCCCTGGAAAAAAGCGGCGCCATATGCCGACGATGCCCTGATGGGTGCGGGACTGGTGGCCGCCGTGGTCACAACATATCAATGGAGCGCGATTGCGGGCGGCTATGCACTAGCCGCCTCTTTACTCGCTGCCGGTGTGATTACAGCCAGGCAGCCGCCTAAGAGGAGGTGAGCATATGTTTCTACGCAACGCGCTAGAGGTGCAGGCAGAACGGCAAATAGCGGGCCTAAACGACCCTGCGCTGCTGGAATGGCTGGGCATCACGCCGGACGAGGTACAAGTGACGGGCAAGAACGCGCTCAAAGAAGCGACGGTATACGCCTGCATAAAAATCTTGTCCGAGTCGGTTGCCAAACTGCCATTGAAAATATACCAGGAGACAGAGCAGGGCGCGGTCAAAGCGACTAACCACTATCTGTACAAGCTGCTCAAGGCCCGACCTAACCCGTATATGACCGCCAGCACCTACTTCAAATGCGTGGAAGTACAGCGCAATATGTACGGCAACGCCTACGTGATACCAGAGGTTGCCGAGCGAGGCCGAAACGCCGGTAAGGTGCAGGGCTTGTATCCGGTGGACGCCAGCAGGGTGCAGGTGTGGATTGACGATGTTGGCCTATTCGGCAGCAAGAACCGGGTGTGGTACGTCGTCGATGTTGGCAATGGCGAGAAACGGAAGCTGCAGAGTGACGAGGTATTGCACCACAAGGCGCTGACGACCGATGGTCTAGTGGGTATAGCCCCTCTAGAAGTGCTTAAACACCTGGTGCAAAACGGTATGAGCGCGACGACATTCATCAACAACTTCTACCGGCAGGGTCTACAGACCAAAGGCATCGTACAGTATGTGGGCGATCTGAACGAAGACGCCAAACGCAAATTCCGCGAGAAGTTCGAGACGATGTCAAGCGGGCTTAAAAACGCGCATCGAATCAGCCTCATGCCCGTCGGGTTCCAGTTCCAACCGTTGAGCTTGACAATGGCCGACGCACAGTTCCTGGAGAACACAACGCTGACCATTCGCCAGATTGCAAACGCCTTCGGTGTCAAGATGCACCAGCTCAATGACCTGGAGAGAGCGACGCATACCAATATCGAGCAGCAACAGCGGCAGTATTATGCGGACACCCTGCAAGCGATACTCACAGAGTACGAGCAGGAGATGACCTATAAGCTGCTACTAGCCGGCGAGATCGACAAGGGCTACTATTGCAAGTTTAATGTCGATTCGATAGTTCGCAGCGACATTAAAACCCGTTATGAAGCCTATCGCATCGGCGTACAGGGCGGCTTCCTCATGCCCAACGAGGTCAGAGGGCACGAAGATATGCCGCCAGCAGAAGGCGGCGACGTGCTGCTAATCAACGGCAGCATGGTGCCTATCACGAAGGCAGGGCAGGCATATACCAAGGGAGGTGACAACCCAGATGAGCAAGATAACGAAGAAAAACCCAAATCCGGCAACACCGGAGGTTAGGCACCTAACCGGCGCATTGGAGTTTCGCGAGGCGGAGCAAGATGGCAAAACCATTCGCACTATCGCTGGCTATGCAATTAAATACGAATCCGACTCGGTTGTGATGCGCGATTGGTATGGCGACGAGTTTGTGGAGCAGATCGCCAAAGATGCATTCGCAGAGTCGGTGCGGGCCAACCGCATCAAAGCGCTGTGGAGCCACGACGCTTCTCAGGTGCTAGGGAGCACCACGAACAGCACTCTGCGGCTGACCTCTGATAATACTGGCCTGCGGTTCGAGTTAGATTTGCCCGACACGACAGTAGGACGAGACGCTTGGGAAAGCGTAAAACGCGGCGATGTAGACGGCATGAGTTTCGGGTTCCGTTCCAAGAAAGACAAGTGGAGCAGGGAAGAGCGGGGCAAAGACAAACGCCCGTTGTATCGGCGCACAGTCCTCGATGGCGAGCTATTTGAAGTAAGCCCTGTGGCATTCCCTGCCTACCCAGAGACAGATGTATCGTGCCGCAGCTTAGACGAGTATCGAGCGCGCACCCAAGAGGCCGAGCGCGAGCGGCGCAAGCGCAAGTTGGTGCTAGAAGCAGAGCTGTAGCGGCTCGCAGCCGTGCAGATAACCGCCCATCGAGGCGGTTTTTTGTTATCCAAAAATGAGGAGTGAAGCCAGATGACCAAAGAATTAAGAGAGTTTTTGGCCCAAATAGAGGCCAAGAAGGCGGAAGTAAGGACTCTCATCGGAGAAGACAAGATCGAAGAGGCGGAAACGCTGATGAACGACGTGCGCACCATGCAGCGCAAGGCCGACTTGCAAAAGGCCATTGACAACGCCGACGGCGCTGACACCCGCGACGGCAAACAGCTGACCGAACCCGACAAACGCGACGCAACCAAAATCGAAGCAGAATACCGCAACGTATTCCTGAAGGGCTTGCGCGGTGAACGCGTGTCGTCCGAAGAACGCGGCATCGTCAAGGAATATCGCGCCATGCACGAAGGCGGCGTAGTGCCTCCTGACCCTGCCGGTAACGTGGGTCTAATCGTGCCCGTCGATGCACAGACCAAAATCAACGAGATCCAGCGAATGCTGAACCCGCTGAGCCAGTATGTCAGTGTTCAGACCGTGAAAACCCTGAGCGGCAGCCGCGTGCTGGAAGCTGACAACGCTATGGTTCCTTTGGCGATAGTAGCAGAAGGCGGCGCGATTCAGCCAACCGACAACCCGCAATTCACGCCCGTGGCGTATAACCTGGTGAAGCGCGCTGGCATCTTGCCAATCACCGACGAACTGTTGGCCGACACCGATCAGAATTTGCTGGGCTACGTGTCGGATTGGATTGCCCGCAAGGTGGTTGTGACCTACAACACTCTCATTGCAACCCTGCTGAACCTTTTGGCCCCGGTGCCACTGGCCGACCTGGATGCTGTGAAGACGGTGAAGAACGTAACACTTGACCCTGCAATAGCACTGAACAGCACCGTGGTAACCAACCAGGACGGTTTCAACTGGCTCGATACACAGATTGACGGCGTAGGCCGGTATCTGTTGCAAGACGACATCACCCTCCCCGGCCGCAAACTGCTCTACGGCATGCCGGTCGCAGTGGTGAGCA